CAGGTCGCCGTGTTGATCGAGACTACCTTTGGTTGGTTGGTAGACCCAACTGCCTTTGTGCGCTTGACCGACACTGCCTCTATCGTGCCTGGAACTACGGTTCCTGCTGGTGAGTCTGGTGGGGACACAGTTCCTACTGAGACTTACCCGCTTCCGACAGAGAGCTGATCTAACGTGAATGGGGAGGGTCATCTTCGGGTGGCCCTCCCTTTCCATATCTAAGGGTAAAAAGACGTGGCGGATGTAGTGTATATCGTGAAGGAAGAGGAACGTAACGAAGAGTTGCGACACTCGCTCCGTTCACTTGATGAGAATCTCAAGCATGATCGTGTGTTCTTTGCAGGGTATAAGCCCACATGGGTTCAGAATGTGATTCATATCCCCGTAGAGCAAGTCCCGGGACAGAAGCACCCGAACTCATTGCGCAACCAAATGGCCGCGTACACTCATCCTGATATCAGCGACACTTTCTACTTGTTCAATGACGATCACTTCATCATGCAGCGATTTGATCGCATGCCAATTCTAAATTGGGGTAACCTGAACCACGCGATCGATAATTGTCGCACACTCGGTGAAGCGTTTCGTAAGAGCATGGTGACAACACGTAACATTCTCATGGAACGTGGTCTAAGCACCGTTAACTATCAATTGCACATCCCTTGTGTCATTCCCAAGGAACAGTTGGTGCAGGTGTTCACAGATTTTAAGTCTCCCGCCCCAAATGGTGCTTGGCTACACCAAGTTACTTTGGCAGGAAATATTTATAATTGGGGCGGAGAGTCATACCGAGAAGACGTGAAGGTCCACGAACTTTACGAACTACATTCAGATCTTTCTCGACGAGACTTTTTGTCAACATCAGACCGTAGCTTCCAGTACGGCATGATTGGCGATTACATTCGCGAGCGCTTCCCTGAGAAGTGTCGCTACGAGAAGTGAGGAAACATGGCATACGCTACTCCGGCTGATGTGGAGACGCGTCTAGGCCGTGACCTAACTCCCGAAGAGGAGGCTCAGGTCACTGAGCTTCTAGAAGACGTAGAAACAATCATCAAGCTTCGCATTCCAGACTTGGACGCTAAGGTTGCCGCAGGAGACATTCCTGAGCGCCTCGTAGTCATGATCGAAGTGAACGCTGTTGTTCGTGTCCTTCGTAACCCTGATGCCTACGTTTCGGAAACTGACGGTAACTATAGTTATACACGCAGTACAGCAGGGGCTAATGGTTATTTGGAATTGTTGCCTATCGAATGGGATTGGCTGTTCGGTGGTGGCGGTATGTTCCAGATTGTCCCTGTTTCCCCTTTTGGTGATAGGGTTGAGGGAGGCGCAAGGCAGCCTGACGCCCACTACTGGTGCCCTCCAAGTTACGGGTGGACGGTGCGTGTACCGTGAGCCTTCTAGATCATGGCCGTGAAACTGTCATCGTTCATCACGAAGAGCGTTGGACATCTCCTGATGGTAACCCCATGTATCGCGCTTCATCTACAGATGTAGAAACGATCACAAATTGTGCCGTACAAGTTGCTGCACAGAGTGGTACGTCAGCTAGGCGCGCTGAGCAGGATGAAGAGGGATATGACACTGAGCAGGTGTATCGCTTTCGTCCTCCGCGCTCCTACACGCGTGAGATTGGGTTTGAGGCTAAGGTCGAGTGGCGCGGCTTGATGTGGAGTGTTATTGGGCGTGCTAAGCATTTCAATGGAAGTGATAGCACAGCACACACTGATTACACGTTGAGGCGCACATGATCGACTTGATGAAGGAGAGGGATCTGAACAAGAAGATCTCTCACATGCCTGGTGTTCGCGGTGCGGTGTACGATGTTGGCCGGGAGATTGGTTCGATTGCTGAGGCACGCCTGGCTCCTCACCGTAAGACTGGTGCGGCCCATATTGAAGTGTCACGTGGAACAGTTGATACGTTCGTGTCACTAGTTGATGAAGCGGCATTGTCAATTGAATTCGGACATTACCTTGGGTCTCAGGCGCGAGGACTAAATCGTCAATTCGTACGTGGCCTGCACTTGTTTATCGATTGGTATCATGATGGGGTGTTGTGATGGTAAGTGACATGCAGGAAATGCCTCGTGTTCAGTCCATCGTTATCCCGTTGTTGCGAACTGCCTTCCCAGATGTGCAGGTTACATCGTGGATTCCCGTGAACACTGACCGTGAGTTCCCGATTCTGAACGTTCGACGCGCTGGTGGTTACCCTGTTAACCCTAAGCTTCTCGACCGCGGTACGGTTGAGATTACCTCGTACGGTGATGTGTGTTACGAGGACACTGAGGATCTTCTAAAGAAGGCTCAGATTGTTTTGTGGGATGCTGTTGAGAACCAAACTGTCGTACCTGGCGTTGGCTATCTGCACTCATACAGGCAGACCTTTGGAATTACACAGTTCGACTCGCCATACGACAATACATGGCGCGTTCAGAGCCTGATTCAGTTCGGGTTCCGACCACTTCCCATCTCCTAAGGAGTAAAGAAATATGCCACACGTAGATAGTGCGGTCCTTACGCCGGGAACAGGATTCATCTTCTTCGCTGCGCCTGGTACAGCGCGTCCTTCGGATGCACTGATCACCTCGTACACAGCGATGGATGATACGCACTTCCCTGGCTGGACCAGCGCAGGTCACACTTCTCGTGACGACCTCCCTCAGTTCGGCTTTGACGGCGGTGACAGCGAGGTTCAGGGTACATGGAGCAATGCGTCATTCCGTGAGGTTGTGACAGCGGCTCCGAGTGACTTCGTGACCTTCAACGCTTTGCAGTTCGATGAGCAGATCTTGTCGTACTACTACAGCGTCACTGATGCCTCACCTGGTGATGGTACAATCGAGGTCACGGACGCACCGACATCAACAATTGAGCGCGCCCTGTTGGTCGTGATCATTGATGGACCGCGCCGTGTCGCCTTCCACGCTTCGAGCGCATCGATTCGTCGTGAGGACGCAATTCAGTTGGCTACGGACTCGTTCGCTGCCTTCCCGTTGCGTGCCACTTTCTTGAAGCTTCCTGGCACACCGATTTACTCTTGGACTAAGGTTTCGGCCTTCCCTGAGAGCTGATCACTGATATATGTAGTATGCCCATAGGGACCGATACGGTCTCTGTGGGCATATTTCATTTGGAAGGTATAATGACTAAGACACAGAGCAAGAAGGTAGTTGATCTCAGCAAGTTTCAGAAGGCTGCTGAGGAACTATACGAATCATTTGAGATTCGCGTAGAGGGTGAGATCGTTCGGTTGTTCAATCCTATGCGCATTGCTCCTGAGGCACGAGACCGCGTAGTCGAACTTGCTAAGGCATTTCAGTTTGACGATGACCACGAATTCACTCCTGAGGATGTTAAGGCCATTCATCCCGTGGTTATTGAGATCATGGAGCTGGTGGGAGATGAGAATGTCTTCCGCTTGGTAGAGAGCGTTCGTAACGACTTGGTGGTGGCTATCAACGTGTTCACAGCCTACTTTGAGCATGTGAACTTGGGGGAAGCCTCGCCCTCGGAAAGCTAATCCACGAGCATCCTGAGGAGATGTTTGCGGATTTCCGAGAGTACTATGGGCTGCGCGTCACAGACGTTTTCAAGTTTGATGGCAGTCTTCCTATCGGGGAGGCTGCCATCCTTGCGCGTAACCTTCCTCACTCGTCCCGTACCGTAGCGGCTGTTCAAGGCGGCGCAGAGTACTTGGGATGGGACATGAACACATACCTCCTAGCGGCATTGGTAGAAAGCGTTCAGATCTCCAATTACATGTTCGCGAAGGTGAATAGCAAGAAGAGGGTCAAGGCACCCGTCCCTGTTCCGCGTCCGGGCGATGCAGAGCGCCGTAAGCGTGAAAACATGAACAACCCGTTCGCACAGATGGTGCAGGCACAAATGACAGAGTTGACAGTAGACGACACAGCGAAGGAGGCGTGACGTGGCTGGTGCAGGTGGTGCTGAAGTTGGTCGCGTCTCCGTACGCGTAGTTCCGGATCTTGATAACTTCCGTCAGGAGGTAGAGAAGGAACTAAAGGAAGTTGAGCGCATGGACGCTGAGGTTGACGTAACACTCAACCTTGATAAGTTCAAGGCGCAGGTGGAGGAAGTAAAGGCTTCCTTGAAGTCGATTGGGG